TTTTTTTGCTGAACAGATTTCAGGAAAATATTTATTTATCGTGCGTGACAAATAATTTCAAATCCGTTTTCGTTTCAAAATTCAGCAAAAATCTGCTGTTTGCGAATCGCACTTAAGGTCCAGAATCCCATCCCTCGCATTAATCTCACAGTTATTGTAGACATTTCCTCGTCCGTTGGTTAATCCCCTTCTCTCTAATCTGCAGTTGGTGTCAAGCCATAATTTGGTCTCACTATCAAGCCCCGAATGGGGTGTCCCGACGATCCAGATTCTGCGGTTTGCGTATGTTTTGTTGAGAATTACGTCGTTCTTAAGATCATCAAGTCTTTGAGGCAATGAGATGATTTCGGCACTTCCCTTGTAATAATACTTCAGGTGTTCTGCCGAGTCTCGAAATATCACAATCAGGTCTGTATTGCCAACCTGGCGGGTGAGATAATCAGATAATCCCTGCCAGTCCTCCTTCTCTTGGGCATATCCTCTTTCGATTGCAGGGACTGTCAGGAGCGCGATGATCATCAGAACCATCACGATTACGGTTCCGGGGGGAACTACGCCTATCTGTTTAATAATATCTGAAATGGATTTGCTGCAGAGGATATCGAGATCGGAGATGCCTTTTGCGAATAGTATGATGAAGGCCGGTATAATGAATATCATATTCCGGTCCGTGGTCATGGGCCCCCTCAAATATGAGAGGGTGAATGTTGCCATTATAGGAAGGACGGCCCAGAAAAGAAGGAGAATTGTTCTGTCGGTATGGTCATTTAATGAATACAAAATACCGAACGCCGTAATGCAGAAGATCGCGATCGCGGCCATGCCCCAGTATTGGTTAAAAGCACCGATCACCAGGCCTGAAATGGTATAGAAAAACCGGGCATCGGCCGGCAATCCATACCAAAGTACCCGGTTGAGGTCGCCCGTCTGTGAAAGGAAGACATTCAGCCACGGTAAAAAAATGATGAACATCAGTACCAAAGAGGAGATGAACTTCGGAATCAGGCCTCCCCTGAATAGTGTGTTCACTCCCTTTATTTTTCTTCCAAAGAGAATGAATATTATGAAGACCGTCTGGACCACGATTATGAAGAAAGCGAAATAGTGTGTATAGAGAGCCAATGTGGTTAATATAAGGTAAGCCGCCCACAAAACGGTGGAATCTGTTTTCAGCCACCGGAAAAAGAAATAAATTGATAAAATGGATAAAAACAGGAAGAGAGAGTACATCCTCGCCTCCTGGGAATACCAGATGCAATAAGGAGAGATTGCAATCAGGAATGCACTGATTAATCCGACCTTCTTTGAGTATAATTCTGCACCAAGGAGATAAACTGCTGCGATCGATCCTACGCCGAATAAAGCTGATGGCAGACGGACGATGAAGTCACTTTTCCCGAGGATCAGTAAGAAATGAAGGATGATATAATCAAGTGGGGGTGATAAGTGCGAGGCAACACCAGTTAATAAAAGAGGGATATTCTCGCTCGCAACGATAACTTCCCCGATCTCATCAATCCAAAGACTCTTTGCGCTGAGGTTATAGAGTCTGAGGAGGAGACCGAGAATCAGGATTCCTGCAAGCAATATGGATTCGGTTCGGACTGAACGGCATTTCTGTTCGATCATATTATCTGATTAATAACAATGTTCTTTTCTTTTATTTAAAAAGGATTATGAAATTTGCGTCAGGACACAATACATCGATCCGCTATTGTCAGAATATTCTGAATCAACCACCTTCATCCCTACCTTCATTGCCGTGGCGAGAGTGAAAGTATAACTGAACGTCGTGTTAGCCCCATCAAAGGACTGGGTTGCCACACCATCCAGACCCAACGTTGATGCCCCCGTTACCAGTGCGAGCATGTGCGGCACCCCGAAATATGGACGATATGTGGCTCCTTCCTCATGCCAGTCGCCACTCGGGGGTTGTGAATGTTCATCCCAGGGGTATATCCATCCAGCGCCGGTGATGGTATAAGATCCTGGCTGCATGACATAATCCGCAAACCAAACGGTCTCTCCACTCCTGACATTAAGGGTTACGGTCAGCCTTTGCTTGAACGGTTCGAGCTCTTCAACGGCATCTGTCGGGGTTACTGATGCCCCGGAGGTGATCGTTGCCTTCGCCGAAGTTGCACTATATACACCGTTTCTCTCCCCCCACAGTGCGATATAATAGGTGGTCGAGGGGCCGGAGAATCTTATGCGGGCAGAGAGGTAACTCACAGGCAGAAGTTTTGTCCCGCAGCTCACATCGTTGCCGTAGGGTTGGACCACCCCGGGGGCCGAGGGGTATGTTGTTGTCTGGAAGTTCACCGAAACGTTCTGATTATTCGCCCCGGGTTGCCACACAAGATACCAATAATTTGCATCGTCCGGATCTTCCGTAGCGCTGATGATGGTGGGGACATCGACAGATAACAGATCTGTGCTCGACCCCGATGCTCCAACAATTGGGATACATACGACGCCCCCCCGCATCGTCTGTACGGATACCTTCGCTCCGACCGGTGTGCTGCCAGGGGTAGCCGGGGTCGAGGTGCTGTCCCGCCCCATCCCCTTATTACCTGCTTCGGTCGTGTAGGTAATGGTCCATCCATCAGTCGCTGTGACGGTCGCAAGTTCAGTCTGAGGTTTCTTTTTCTCCAGGCCCTCTGCGATCTGCTCGACCTTGCTGATACTGTCCTTGTAGGTCATTCCGTATTTTTTCAGAATAGAGAATGCCGTCGATAACATAAACGTGATATGCGTGAGGTTCCTGGCGCAGCCGTGGTCGTAGGCGATCTTGATGATCCGGTACGTCCCGTTTGGAATACCCTGGCTGTTGCAGCCGCTGATATTCAGGAGCTGATAGAGCTGGAGATCCGACCGTGCGAGCATCGTCGCAGACCACGAGCAGGTCCGGGCAGAATACAGATCATACATATCGGTTGCATAGGCATTGAGATCCGCTTGTGTGCAGATATCCTTCGGCTCGTCAGTGAACTCGCGGTATGGTCCCTCACCAGCATCATAATAACTGTTCGACCGGATCGCTTCCATCCAGTTCCCGTAAATGTCCTGTGCCCGGACCCTGACAACATCCACCTGGCACTCGCCGTCCTGGTCGAGTGTGATATCTTTCAGGTCATCCGGGCTGCTGATGGTGGCTGCTGCCGGGAGGCCGAGCCGGGTATCGATCGAGGTCTGCTTTATCCAATACCCTGACGAGCGATAGACACTGGTCCCGATACTACGCGGCTTGACGTGCCAGAGGTAGTCCATGTATTTTGTCAGCCGCATGAGCCCGTCGCGTTTCTTTTCGAGAGAACCAAACATGAATGGTATGGAGGGGCAGTCCTCGGTATCCCAATACCCGCTGGAATCCTCGAGGTAATACGGCTCGATCCCGGAGGTTCGCATCCAGTTGTCGCCTCCAAGGATTGCCCGGACCCAATCCTCCGGCATGACCTCCTCATAGTAAGGCGTGTAGGGGGTGTCGACAGATCTGCCGTCCGCATAAGCGTACAGGACTCCCCCGACCGTGAGCTCTTCGTCATCGACAAACTTCCCGGATGCCGGGTACAGGGTCAGGATATTCCCGTTGGTGCTCTGCACTATGCTGAAGATGGTGCCCGTTGCCAGGCTGGTGGTTCCTGATATCGTCATCCCGATCTGGAACTTCTTCGCAATGTTATCGCAGGACAATACCTTCGCAACGTTCGCCCCCTCTGCAGTCTGGTCTGCTGGCGGCAGGAGCGAGAGGTCCTTGATCTCCATCGTCTGTTTGGTTAGGAATATCTGGTAATCCTGCGCTTTCATCGTCATTTTCTCTTTGGCCGGGTCATAAACCCCGTGCGACTTCAGGCAGACCCCGACAAAGACGCAATTACTCACTCCGAGATAATCCGGGATGTTGATGTGGACCAGCGTCCCATAATCGCCGCTGAAGTAATTCCCAATATAGTCGGTATCATACTCGAATGTCGCCTCGGCCATGGCATCGTCCATGCTCTGCGAGACGACGACGCTAATGAGGTAGTCGGAGTCAACAACAGGATCAATTATCTGCGCAAAGGATGCTGTCGGGTATATCGGGTGGTAAATATTGACGGGATCAAGGATGATGTCGAGACCGAAGGTATCATGGTCCGGCCCCTCCCTGTCCATCGACCCCCGGTCGAGCCGCATTTATCCCCCTATAATCCAGACGTTTGATGTGTTCGTATTATATCCTGCGGTATTCGAGGTGTTCAGGAGCACGGCCCACCGGCCCCGTTTCACATACTGGTGGCTGGCGTTCCGAACCTCGGAATAGGTACCATCTCCGAAGGACCAGTTCCACGCAGTCGGAGTGTTCAGGGAGGTGTCATTGAACTGCACCGACCCCGGAAATATAAGAACACCCCGGCTTTTTGTGAACATCGTCAGGGGGGTGACATCTGCCGTAACATTGACCCATGATATCTGTGTCGAAATATTAAATGAGGTACTAGTCGACGCATTCAATGCTATCAGGAAGTTTCCCACCCCGAAGGTATATACCGGATTCTGTAATGTACTGAATGATACGGCAGTATTATTTCCAGTTACGTTAGTAAAGATCCAGGTCCACGCAGCCGGGAAATTCACTGATGTGTCATTGAACTGCACCGCAAGGGGAGCTGCACCGGATGTTTTATTATATGTGAATGAGGCTGGAGTTCTGAGAATCGTAGTGGAATAACAAGATGTCGAGGGGGGAATTACCAGGGATTTTGTCACTATTACCCAGTCGGATAAAACGTTTGAACCGCTATTATACACATATACCGTCGGTAATAAGGACCCCGTGGTATTCAAGTTTGCTGTTACGGTACCGAGAAGCGTTCCATCGAATGTCCCATTGACAGAGGATGAAAAACGGTCGATTTTTGTAACATGATAATTCGTATCAACCGCTGTAGCTGATTCAATAAGGGTCTGCGAGCCTGCGTTACGAGAGGATGTCGCCCATTTACCATGACCTGTCCCATCGTATGCAAATAAAACCGCCCCATTCAAATACGAGGGTAATACGTCAATAAACCCAGACGATGGATATGTCCCAGATGTCGGGGTTGCACTTTGTTTCCATCGTGAAATTATTGTATAATTTGGTAAGAACCCGGTTTTTCCTAATATTCCTCCCCCGAGTGTCTGTGTCGTTGAGACTGTCGCAATACCGCCGGTTTGCGTTACTGTTGAAGATGCAATGAGTGTCCATTTCGTTGTATTTAATGAGGCCCCAAGAAAATCCTCCCAGAATGGGAATGTATTCAAACCATCTGCCGTACTTAGAGTCTGACTTAAATTCCCATACCGCCATTTGCTGATGCTAGTATTTGCTGTTGAAATGGCGGGAACATTCACCAGTACGGTGATATTATGTGCCGTTGCTGTATTATTTAAAGGCCAGAAGTTCAATGGCGTATTACTTTCATCAGTTGCATTAATATCAACCCAATCGGGTCGTGTTGTCGTATTAGTATAGATAATATTTTCGCAGACCTGTCCACTTGGATAAAAACCATTCCCGCCCGTATAACACCCTGAAACTCCTGATAAATTGGAAAAGGTGTAATACACATGATAATTGGTCTGACTACCCATCCCGGCCGTGATATTGTGAGTGAAGGACACCTCATAATCATATTGCGTTTCCATTGCACTTACCGGGGCCGCTATAATCAACATTGTCAATACTAAAAGGAGAACCTGAAGTCTTCGCATTTTTACACCGTCCTTCCGTACTTCAATCGCAATGAGATGAACAGGGCCGCATCCGTGTCAGTATCGTTGGCATAATCACGGATCAGTTCGAGGAGGAGGAGATTGCCGGAACCGGAAACTGTGAGGGCGCTTGATTCTGCGGTGAGATGGAGATCGTTTGCGGCAATGAACGTGTCCGTCAGGCTTCCGAGAGTGCCCAGGGTAGCATTCAGGGTTCCATCGTCTCCGACCCGGTACCCTTTCAGCGTCCACTTGACCGTCCCGCCTGCCGTTCCGGTGCAGGTCCATCCGATGATCGCGGTGATGGTCCCGCCATCCCAGTCCGATGGCATAGGAAGTACCCATTGGAGCCGTGCTGCAGCAGAATGACTGAAAGAGGCCCACACATAGTTCACGCCGTTCCCGAGTTCCGGGCCCTGCCCGACCGTGGCAGCATTGTTGTCCGGGACGATAGCCTGCAGGACGGTCAGCTCCTTGTATCCGTAGATGAGTGCAGTATAGATGGCTGCGATATTGCCGATGAGCTGCTCCCAGACGGCTGTCGAGAGTTTGACCGCAATCCTGGACCCGCTCGGCCATGCGTACGCTATCCCATTGGTGGCTCCATCGGCGTTGACTGCCCGGGTGACGCCCGTGAGGTTGCCGGCTCCTGAGGTGGTGGACGCCCCGGTGATGGTGATCTCCTCTGCCTGGGTCTCCGTCTCGACGTTATACCCGATCACGATCCCTTTCGTGATCAGGACCGCGTCTTCGTTATAGAAGACCGATGTGTCGGCAACAGGGATAGTCGTGGTTCCCACGAGCAGATCACCGGTGATTGTTGTCGAAATACTATTTTTCTTCAGTTTCGCAAGTGCTGAATATGCCATTTTGCCTCCTCCTTAAAAGGTATCCGTGATGGTCGCGGTGGCGTGCTGGGTAGAGACGAGAAGTTTCCTCATGCTTGTGCTAATCAGGTGTCGCATCATCAGGATATCGTCCTTGAATACCCCGAACTCGGATACCGTGAAGCTGGCGCCGGTCGTGAACGTCCATTTGTGCATCCACGTCACGACGTTGTTGAGCACCGTCGGGGTCACGCTTGCCCGGGCACCTCCGTAGGTTGTGATTTCGCTCGAAAGGGTCGTGTCTGCTGCCAGTTCTGCACCGGTCCCAATCCCGAGCGCCATCTTCCAGCCGGTCATGGCGCTGATGTCGAGCGCGAACTTGTTTTTCCCCACTGTTGGCATGAAGATCAGGATGCCCCCGACCGGGCCGAGGAAGGGGGGGATATCGCCCAGGTATGCAGCAGGTCTGTGGTGGATGAGGCTCGGGATCTCCTGGAACTCCCTGCCGAGCACTTCACCATCGGCGTCTTCAAAGACAAGTTCAAACTGTGCCATGCCGTCCGGGGGCGGGGGCCTGCGGATAATTTCATCTGGTCTCATACAGTCTCCTGGACGAATCTGATGGTGAATTCATACTGGGTGAAAGGAAGTGATTTATCGGGTTCGTGCACCCGAATGTCGGAAATGTAGCAATTGGTATACGTAGTCCCATTCAGCACAAGGGATGCTTTGGTCCCGCCCGTGGTCTGGATCCGGACTTTCCCTGAGGCCATGATCTGGAGGCCGATATGCCCCTGGAGGGCCTGCAGGCTGGTGATGACAGAGAAAGTGGGAGTCCGGCAGTCAAGGGTAATCTCATTCACATAGACCCCAATAGGATGCCATTCAGTCCATCGGTAAATGGGAACGGTGGCCCCGGAAAACGTGCAGTATGCTGTCATCAGAATCCCGCCTGCGTGAGCGATCTCTCGCCGGCGGTCGTTACCACGCCCGGGACCTTGTATTTGTCGTTGTTGATGTAGAGGATCAGATCCCCGGATTTCTTCGCCTGGGCTTCGGTATACTCCTTGGTTCCCATGACCTGGTCGAGCGGCGTTCCTGCCCGGATAGCGTTGAACTCGGTCGCCGATGCATTCAGGCCCTGGGTCGCTGCAATCGATGCGGCCTGCTGGTCTTGGATATCGAAGTTGTGTTTGAGGAGGAGGTCCCGACGGGCGCTGACATCCCGGGGATTTATCAGGGACATCTGGCGATTGAAGTCCTTGTTGATGTCCTGGAGTTTCTTCGTCTCGTCCTGGACCTTCTTGACCTGGTCCTGGTATTCTTTCCAGGCATCCGTGAGTGCGGTTACCCGGTCCTTCTCGGCCTGTTCTGCTGTCTTGTCCGTGACATCCGGGGCTTTTCCCCCGGGTTTCGTGGGTTTCACCCACTTCGTGCCGTCCCAGAACGCTCCTTCGGTATATCCCGCGGCCTTGAGGGCATCGGCGGTCTGGGTGGCCTGTATCCAGGAGAGGAGGTTCTTCTGTTCCTGGACTGCGGCACCGATGTCATGGTTGATGATTACATCATAGGCAGCCTTCGCCTCGGACCCCATGATGTGGAATCCCCGTCCCGCCCACTCGAGGATTGTTGCCAGCTCGGCAACTGCAGGGATCCCGTAGTCCTGGATGAGTGGCATCAGCTCTTCCACGACTGGGATCAACTCGGTCCCGAGCTCGGCATACATGATGGTCCACTGTTCATTGACCAGGGCGAGCTTATCGTTGAACGCATCCATCTTTGCGATCTTGTCGCTGTCTATGACTGGCGCCTGGTCGAGAAGTGCCTGGATCTGTTCCCGGCTCATGCCCGCGAGGTCAGAGATATTCGCGAAGCCTTTCCCGAAGACCGCCATCTGCGCCTGGTTGCGGGCCATGCCTTCCGGTAACTGGTTGATGGCTGCGAATGTGTCCAGGAGTATGTCGTTGGTGCTCCTCATGTTCCCATTCGAATCCTGGGTGGCTATTCCCAGCTCACCGAAGACTCTCGCCGCATCTGACGTGGGGTCGTTAATCTCTTTCAGCCTCACGGTCATCATCCGGACAGATTCCGTGAATGCCTGGTTGTTCCCACCGGAAAGAGTAACAGCATGGCTCCACTGCTGGTACTCATCGGTCGTCAGGCCGAGGTCCCGGGCGTTGTCCTTTACGGCTTTTCCGAATGCCCCGGCCTTGGTGGTGGCGTCATAGATGACTGCAGCAAGGGCGACTGCCGGGGCTGCTTCTGCGGCAATTGCAGAGCCCCATTTCGCCATTTCCATGGAGTTCTCATTGACCTGCCCCCGCCACTCGAGGAGTCCGTATTTGGCCTTGTCGAGACCGAAACGAAGCTCGCTCGGGTCGAGGCCGAGCCGAATCCAGATACTGCCTGCTTCTACCATTTCAACCACTTACCTTCGATAAATCCGCGAATGCCCTGTCCAGGATCCCGTCCGGGCTCATATCCGGAGTGTTGCCCTCCTCCTCCTCCCTGGAGAGGACGAGGAAATCGTCCGGGCTGGCGGCCCGCGGTTCCTTGAAATACGGGGCCTTTACGAGGATCTCGCACTGTTTTGCGTTGAGGAGGTCCATGTCTTTCCGGAGCTGCTGCCTGTCGTGACTTCGGGCCTCCAGGAGACTGTGGAATTCCGCGGGTGTCATGTTCCAGAGCTGGTTCGGGGTCAGCCCGCAGATGCCGTAAGCTACGGGCTCGATTGCGGCGACCCAGTCTCCTGCAAGTTTTTTGAGGGGGCCCCTCCTGCTGCCTCTGTCTTCTGCTTTTTCTTCTTGAGGATCGACTTGATCGTGGCGGACGTGTTCATAGCCTTCGTGCAAGCCTCGACCAGGTCGGGGACCGTTACTTTCTCGGACTCAAGCAGGCCCTCGACGATCTCCCCGATCTTCTGTTCTCCTGCCGGATATGCAGCCAGTTCCTGGTCCTCGTGTCGCAGGCCCGCCCACAGGAAGGTCCTGATCACGGAGAAGTCCCCCATCTCCTTCTCGAAAATGTGGGGGGAGACTGCCTGCATATCGGCAATGTCGTTGAAGGTGAACCGGAGATGCCGGAGTTTGTCCAGCTGAATCGGGACGGAACGGTCAGTCACGGGTCACCTCACGGGTGCGCTACAGGGCCCTTGTGCACAACGAGCAGGTACGGCTTCGGGCATTTGGCGGTCTCGAATACAACGATCGGGAGATACATCTTCTTCCCGGCTGCAGGTGCGGTGATGGCGCCGGATGCAGCACCGGATACCACGAGCGTCCCGTTCACGTAGATACTGCCGGCCGTAGCGGTTGGTGTCACGGTGAATGAGGTGTCATCGGAATAGATTTCCACATCGTACGCATACACCGCTGCCGCCGCTGCCGGGACAGGGGTGAGGGCGTTGCTGTCGTTATCCAGCATCGAGAAGAACGGTGTGGTAAGGCCCGTGGCTGCCGTCTTGATGGTGGTCTGGGCCGATGTTGGTGTGATCTCCATCTCCCAGGTGACGAACCCTTTTTTATCAACGGGTTCGCCGAATTTTGAGATGACGGCACTGCATTTCTTGCACGTGAATGCAAGCGCACCACTTGACGGCCGGATGAAGTAGCCATCCCGTTCCGTGCCATTGTCGAAGTCAGTTTCGAGTGCATCGTGGACCGTGGACCCGAGATAGTAGATCTTGATTGATCCGGTTCCCTGGGCGATGGTCCCCTTGCTCTTTGTCTCCTGCCCCCCATTCGCCGCGAGGGCGTCGTGGGTGGTGTTTTCATTCATGTTCCGGGTTTTGTCCGGAATTTTAAGGTCAACGGTCTCCCCGATGTAGCTGGTTCCCCAGATAACATGGTAGCCTGCCGCTGATTCTGCCTGTTCTCCCATAGTTTTGTTACCTCGTTTTTGTCACGTAGAAATTCCAGACGTACTCGATACGTCCGTTCTCATCTTTCCCCATCGGGGTGGGGCCTGACTGGACCGCCTCGATCATCTGGTAGTAGGTCCCGGAAAGGACGGTGTTGGTGAGCCCGTCCAGGTCATGATAGATCGTCTCGATGAGGGTCCGTGCTGCCCCTGCTGCGTTCTTGGCGCCCCGGACCAGGACCTGCACGCTCGGTTTGTCGTACTTGTTGGTGTTGGTCCACTCCGGGGGCTGCCCGGCATACCCGAAGAGGCAGATACATGCATCCGGGGTGCTCGGTTTTTCGTTGACGAAGATCGTCCCCACGACGATCGGTGGTCCCGCTGCTGGCAGGGTCCCCCTGCCTTTGGTTACGAGATACGCGGCGATATCGTCTTCTGCCGTCATGTGAGATACCCCTTCAGCGCTTCGGCGATGTCTGCTGCAATAGTGGGGGCGATCCGCATGGCGGGGTCCTCCAGGTACTTGGCCTTCGCGCCTGGGCGGGTGTGCCGGTACGTGAGGTCCTCGTGCTGCCGGTGAGCGTAGGGGGTGTTGTAGCCGATGTCAAATGATTGGCCGTCGATACCGTCTTCAACCGTGCCGGTGGACTTCAGGAGCCCGCCCCGCATCCTGCCGCGGACTTTCACCATGACTTTTCCGGCGTTACCGGCCCATTGCATGCTGCTCGGGATGTTCCAGGTCCGGGTCTTTGTTTTACTACGGCTTGTCCGGGCCCGGATCACGTTCCGGGTTTCATAGGTCATATCGACCGGGACCTCCTCCTGCGATGCTGCGAGAATCCGCTCGGCGTTCAGCTTCAGCCGGGCCATCGCGGCGTTTTCCGCAACGACCAGGATGTGCGAGAGGTTCTCCATCACCTCCTTGGTGCCGGAGAGTTCCACCTTCGCATTACCGAGATTCCAGCGCTCCATCTGGGAGAGGCCCGCGGTAACATCGGAAGAGATCTCGTCGCTGTAGGTGACGGCCCCGTACCACTGGTAGCTCTGCGTCATGTCGATATCTCCCAATAGATGCGGGTCCCGTCGCCGTCCTTGGCGTCTTCCATGGCAAGGATCACGGGTTGCGATGCATACGCGGTCCCTGGGTCGATGGTGATGCGGTCCCGGCCTCTTCGGTCGAAGACAACGGCACCATCGAGCATGATGCTGACGTTGCTGACGACATCCTCTCCTGCCATTGATTTTACGACCTTTATCCGCTGCGAGACAAAGGCGGGGTAGGTGACTGCAGCACCGTAGGTGCGGTCCCCGTGGGCGTCTTCTGTCAGGAATGGCTCGATCGTGATCGTGTCATTCAGGATGTCGTCAATCTCGCCCATCAGTGGATCACCTTATCCCAAATCAGGAAAACGATGCCAATGATCGCCGTGGTTGCGCCGATGAGCCCGGAGATGATCGCGGTCGTCCAGTTCACGCCTTTGACCTGCCCGTCGTGATCGGACACGAAGGCTTCAAGCGGGGTGATCCGTTTGTGGATTTTCGTGAGTTCGGCGATGGCGTCCTCTGCCGGTTTCGATCCCCGGATCTCGATCTCCCGGATACGATTGTCGTGAGACTGAAGGCAGCATTTCGTTTCAGTGATGAATGCGTCGATCTTCTCTGAAACCGCTTTCATTGCCACGTTGTTCTCCACGATCTGTTTGTAGGTCTCCTGATCGAGCTCCATCAGAATTCGCTCTCCTCATCGAGTGTCGCCATATCGAACGCGCTTCCGTCCGCATACCCGCCCTCGTCAACCTGCCTGCGCAGTTCCGCTGCTCCTCTCCGGAGTTCGGCTGCCATGGCTGCACCGTTGATGGAATACTTGCCGATTGTCGTGACCTTCTTCTTTTCGACGATGTAATCGGCTTTCGAGTCCATGCACCTGGCTGCAGCAAGCTTGATGACCCCGCCTTCATCCGCGAGAATCTGGGTGATCTCCTCATCGGTGAAGTGGGCGGTCAGGGTAGCGGTCTCCAGCTTGCCGACAGCAAGCCGGACCTTGCCGGTGTCGGTCGTGAGGTCGTAAGAAAAGGTCATCGCTTCCTCTTGTGCGGGTCAGGCCGGGCGGGCTCTTCCAGGATCTCGGAGGCCGGGGCTGGTTGCAGGGCTTGCAGGAGGCGGTTGGTCTCCCGCTGCTCATCGAGGATCGCCTTCAGGAATTCCTCTTCTCTCGTCACGGGCGTAAGATCCATCAGAGACCTCACGTCTTGTAGACCACCATGATCGCCGGTACGTTTGCGGTGACCCAGCTGGTCATGCCGAGGAACTTCGTGTCCTCCAGCGTCTCGATGAACGTCTCCGCATCAGCTGCCGCGGCCGTCCCTTCGAATCTTCTGGCGTTGCATGTTGCCATGTTGTCTCATCCCTCCGGAAAAAAGAGATGAGATTAGGATCCTGTCTGTGCGTATGCAAGCCGCGGGTCCATGGTGGCGCCACCGATGTCGTGGCGGACACGGTACGCGATCTTGTCCGATGCGAAGTCGCCGGAGAACGGAGACATGACGCCGCCGCTGGTCGAAGCCTTGTCGGATGCCTTGATACAAATCTCGGGGGCTTCCTGGCCGCGGAGGAAACCGACCTCGACCGCTGCACCTTCCGCAGGATCTGCGAAGAGATACCAGGTGGTGTCAACCTTGCCGCTTGAGGTGTCGATGGTCTTGAGGGTCGGGTTCTTGTGGACCTTGATCGGCAGGTCCTTGATCACGTTGTAGGTCGGGTACGGGACGCCGGCTGCCGCGCCGGAATCGACATACATCTTGATGTCGGATCCGACAACTGAAAGCGCGGTGAGGTGCAGGGCCGGGGGCACGACCAGGTGGACACCTTCGATCTCGATTGCCTCACCCTGGGGGTCCGTCTGCTGGCTCATCAGGTTGAGGGTTGTCTCAAGGTTGGCAATCGTCAGCGGGAGTGCGCCAACGTTGGTGATCGTCTGCCCGGCGTCGGAGATCGCGGCGCCGAAGTACGTGGACCGCGGTCCCGTGGACGAACAGAACAGGTTGGTGGCGAAGTATGCTTCGGTCCTGAGAGCTGCCCGTGCGAACCGGGTCGGGATGTCCGCGAACGCGCCCATGGCGTCGTTGATGAGTGCTTTCCGGGTGATCTCGAAGACCCGCCCGTAGGTGTGCAGGTGGTATTTGTACTGAGTGGTGCTCGGTTTTGCCGGCTGGAATACTCCGTCCGAGATCTCCAGGAGGCGCTGGTCCACGCCATCGACACGGTTGCGTTCAACATCGTTGAAGTCCGGGATCCCACCGGGGGCAACCTTGATGTACTGTCGCCACTCGGTGATCGCGCTCGGGAGCTTGTAGTTGGCGATCAGCTGGCGATCGATGATGTTCCCGAGAAGTGTCGGGAAATCGGTGGTTGCGATTGCTTCCTTGACCAGGTATTCGTGCCGGTGGGCGGGTAATCTGTTTGCGTTCGTCAGGAGGTCGAGTGCCTCGGTGATTGCCGATTCATCAACCTGCTCTTTACGGACGGATGGGAAACCCTCCCATCCCTCCTTCATAATTTCCATGAATTCTGCCATTTCAGGTAGTCTCCTTTGGTGTTGTCTCGTTTTTTGCGATGGCTGCGGTGATTGCCGCTTCCGTGTCGATCGCAGAGAGGGCCGTCTTGGCGGCGGTGATTGCCGCTTCCAGTCCTGTGATGTTCCTGTCGATCTCGTCGATCTCGCGGGTCTTCTGCAGGCGCTGATATGCAAGAGATGAGAGCTGATGCTCCCATCCCTCACGGCGTTTTGTGATTTCCTCTCGTGCGTTCATGCGGACCTCATCAGGCTGAGTAGCACTGAATCCAGTACTGTGAACCGCCAACATAGACGGAAAGCGCGACATTCTTGGTCCCGCCGGTCTTGTCGGCTGCTGCTCCACCGCATACGGTAGCCCCGTCAATTTCGAGGAGTGCTTCCTTTGTCCCCGCTGTACCGGAACTGTTAATGTGGATTGCGCTGCGGATTGCCGGGGTTGTGCCGGGTGCACCCTCCATCATGATGTCCAGGCCACGGACGAACGGGGCGATTCCGCCGTTCTTGTTGTCGGTGTCGAGCTTGAGCGCCGTCATGCTGGAGACCGATACATCTGTCGCCTCGTCGCGGACTACCTTGAGCTCCCCGGCAGTGATTTCCCCGCCGGTTGCAATCAAGTTGTCAACCACGCGGATGTTGAAGCCGTGAAGCTGTTCGCCTGCCTGGAGCAGGGTGGCCGGTGCGAGACATGCCTCAATCAGCCGGTTCTTCCGGAGCGTTGGGTCGCCTTCGAGGAGCATGTTGCCCGTCGCGGTGCTACCGCTGCCGAAGTGGAGCCGTCCCTCTTCAGGGGTGAAGGCGTTGTGGACTTTGACCAGGGCGAGGGTAGGCGTGCTGACGTGGGCGGAAACCGCAGTGAGCAGGTATCCAAAGGGTCGGAAGTGTGCGGGGTCCTGTTCCCCTGACAGGAGATAGGTGTCGCTGCCCGGTGTGACCTGGAAGTAGATCGGGGTTCCCGCCGTGAGTGCCTTGGCAATCCCGTCGCTGGTGCCATCTGAAACGGCCCCGATGACGTTCAGGTACCAGAGCCCTTCCGTGTCAACTGTCACAAGGTCGGTTGCTGCGGTCGGGCTGTCCGAGCAGACAACCCCCACGATGTTGTCCCCGATGAGGACCGGGTCGCCCTTGTCTGCGAATCCGTCCGCGTGATACGGGTGCACAAGATCGCCTTCGAGGACCGTGATGTACCGGCCCCGGTCGGTGATTGCCCCCTCTTCTCCGGCAGACCTGCCGGTCGCTGTGTAGTGTACCATGATTCCTTACCTCCCCCTCACGGCAGACTCTGCCATGAGTTCAGCATCCTTCTCGGACCTGCCCTGGGCGAGGAATGACTTCTTGAAGGATTCCTTCAGGGCCGAGCCCTTCTCCGACGATTTTCCGGATCCGCTGCCCATGCCCCTGACCCTGCCGGACTCGGTGAGCTTTGCCACGTAGTCGGTCTCGGTCTTGATGGCCTCGGTGACAGCCGTGGTGAATGCGGCCTCATCGAGCTTGCCGTCTTTCATCCGGGCGAGCTTCGGCACGGACTCGATGAGCCGGGTCTTGGTGATCTCCGGGAGCGTGGACTTTTCAAGCGCCTTGACGACGATCTTGCCAGCTTCCTGGATGACCTGCGCCTCACGGAGCCGGTCCAGTTCGACCTTCATGTCCTGGTTCTCTTTCAGGACCTTTGCGTGATCGGCTTCCTTGGTCCTGGTGGCCTCGGATGCCTGGATTTCCTGCAGGACGCTTTCCTTGAGCTCCTTGACGAGCGTCGGGTGTGTCTGCCGGAGCGATTCAACCGTTAAGACGGTGTCTTTGGTTTCGTTTACCATAATGTCCTCATTGTTTTCTATGATCGTTTCGTGTTCAGTGAGCGATTCGGCGTTCTTGCGGTATGCTTCCAGCATCTGGACCACACTGCCCCCTGCCCCGGGGAGCGTGACCCAGTCAACTGACAGGCATTTCTGCAGCGATTCAATGATTTTCCCTGTGCGGCCTTCGATGGTCCCGGTCTTTCCCTGGCCGATCGCACGATGTGACAGCCCGATGAAGGGTGCCATCTCGTTGAGGGCCTCGCGGTATGGCTTGAAGACGTGGACTTCTGCATATACCCCGGGTCCCTTCGGCCCGTCCTTCAGGTACTTCGCTTCACCGGCAATGACGCTGGCGAGGGTAGTAAGGCTCCGTTCAGGGCGGGATTTTTCATCGACTGCGGTCGGGTGGTCCATGTGCATGTGCGTACCGGATGCGTACACTTTCGGGCCATCCCTCTCGAGCGCGGATTCGGTGTAGAATCCGCTGGATCCCCAGCCGGGCTTGATGATTTTTACCAGGGCGTTTCCGTTCTTGTCGATGAAGTTCGGCTGATGACCTTCGGTAGCCGCCTCGACAAACGTTTCAAAATCTGTCACATTGCCAGACTCCTGTCCTTTGGACTCAGAAAAGGTGTTCACGTGGTCGTTCGGCCGATCGTGAGCGAATGCCGGAGCCGGGTCAGTAGTGATGAGAATAGGGGAATTCGGGCCCGGTTCTTGTGGCATTGAATATATATGTCACGGATTCGTATTTAGGGCCTCGATAATAACCGGGTCTTGGAATTCAGGCACGTTCATATATGCCATATATGGAATATATGAGCATGGAGAAACAGGTCTGGCTCATCATTCATGACGATGAAATCAGGGACGACATCTACACGATCGAGGAGGCGGCCCGCCACATGGCCGGCGCGGGGGATCGCGTAGTTCCTTATACCATCGAAATTTAAAATAAAATCTATGAGCGAAGATGAGATCTCCAGTATCCGGTTGACGATGAAGACAAAAGGGCGGCTCAATGACGAACGTCACGGACGCGAGTCGGACGATGTCCTGGTGAACAGGCTCCTGGATGAACTGAAGAAGCTGCGGGGCCCTGGAGGGAAGTAGGCCCAGGGACCTATCCCGCGGCCTTTTCTGGTTCCTGCGGTTTTGCGAGGAACTTCTTTACCCCCTCGCGGGTCCTGCAGCCTTTGTTATATTCTTTGAAGACTTCGTTAAGGATCTGGGCGATGTCCTGGTATGAGAATGATTCCCGGTACCGGGACAGGATCAGGATTTCCCGCTTCTCCTCATCGCTGAGTTCGGGAAATGGGAGGTTGGCCTTGTGACCGCCCGGGTTGCCTTTCGCCATCACGCACCTCCCGCTGCTGCCATGCCCGGGATAAGCGGCTCGACACTGCAATGGCAGTTATAATCGTCAAGCATGGCCCGTATCTCCGGGTCGTCGATGTCCACCTCGCGGCCGTCCATTGCTTCATGCTCCGGGCGGGGATCCAGTTGACCCGGAAGATGATGGTAGATCCCGCGGGTAATACCCTCATCTTTCCATCGGTCGAACGTGCCGTCGTTAAGTAGTCGCCTGGTCTCCTGGTATGCGACCAGGGCGCTGTTGTGCTCGCCTTGGGTGAAGATCTCATCCAGGCCCTTACGGATATCCCGGAGCGTGGACCCGCCTTCTTTTGAGATGGCTTTGGTTACGATGTCCGAGACGGCCTTGCGGTCCGCTTCAATCGCATCGGTCAGCCACGGTTTGAATTCCCCGTTAATCATGGACCCGCCTGCCCGCCGGAGGAGATCACGATAATCCCGTGCCTTCTCGACCGCGTATGAGTTCACGAGGTTGAAATTGAGCTGGATGCCGAGCGTTGAGGCGGCGTGCTCCTGCCCCTCGACCGAAGCGATGACGGATCCCCGGGTGAGGGCCTCAACCGTGTCTTTCCTGAGGGTATCTGCTGCTGCTGCAATGATACGTTCAATGGCTTCGGGTGGGGCCACCTTATTCCTCCGCCTTGTAGTGCTCTTCGAGCCCTTTCATGATCTCGTCTACGAATTTATTCCGCGCTGCGATCAGGTTGATCTGGGTCTCCTTGTATGCCTGCGTGTCCTCCACGATGAGCGGGCGCGCTTTCATCCGGCCGGACTCCTCGGCAGGGTTTTGGTCCTGCGGATTTTGCTGATTCTTATCGCCATCCCCATTCTGCAGATCCTTTCCGAACGGAGGGACTGGCTGTTGCCGGGGCTGCTGCGCGAGCGCGAGGGCCTGGGCTGCTGCATTGGCCTGCTGCTGCTGTGCATAGGTCGTCTGCATGACGAGGTCCTCGCCCGGATACATCTTCTCTATGAGTTCCTCGGCGTTCTCGATCTTGAGGGCCTTGAAGACTTCCCGGGTCAGTGTCTTCATATCGATCGTGCCCGCGAGGGGTTTGCCGTCAAGGGTTGCGCCGCTGATGAGGGCCGCGACGGTCTGCACGATATCGTGTTCCAGGAGCGGGGGGAAGGTGACCGATACGGTGCGGGGGGTGAGATCTTCAAGTGTCTTGCCTTCTGTGGGTTCGGTCCCGAGGAAATACCTGATCTCGCCTGTATATTCATCGACGTGTTCAAAACCTTCCAGCGGGCCGTTCTCCGCTCTGATAGCCTGGTCGATCACATAGTTGAGTACGTCCCTGAAGATACCGGACCAAAGCGCCTGGCGGGCTACGAACTGGAGCTCCAGGGGCCGCTCCATGGTCTTAGAAGTGGCAAGGTTGCTGGTGCTCGGGTCCATTGCGAGCATATGCTCGGGTGTGCCCATCGCTGACCCGGCCTGCAGCATGAACCGGCGGGCGTCGTCCATGCTGGTGGTGACTCCCGAGGTCTTGATGGTGTCGAGTTTGACACCTTCCGATCCGGTGAAAACCCCGGCAACGGGCATGGGGGTGGTCCGGCTGGTGGTATCGTCCGTGACCGGTTTCCCGATCATCGTCTTGATCTTCGCCTTAGCTGCTGCTACTGCCGTGCTACCGCCCTTTGTCGTGAGAGAGAAGGCGAATCGGGCGAACGCCTGCCAGAGCTTGCTGCCGTTCTCCAGATGGACCTTATACGCCTTCGCCCAATCGAGCGCCGCGTAGACTTCCGAGACCCCGTACTTCATATCCGGCAGGCAGTTGACCTTGATGTGCATGATCGGGGCGTCCCAATGGACTGGGTGGTCATTGATGGTCTCCGGCTTTTCTTCGGGGTTATATCTCCAGTCCGGGTGGTAGGCATACGATTGCTTTGGCGTGACGAGGCCGGTTTGTTCGTTGAACTCGTTGACCGTGTAATTGCGAATATAATACCAGGGTTCGTTGCGGTCCTCCGGATTGCATATGACCTCGGTAATCTCGTAGAGGGGGACCGTCCGGACGATGACCCGGCCCGTGCTCTCATTCGTGAACAGGGCAAAGAGAAGGTTGCCGTCAATCCGGAGGGCCCGCTCATTCTGTTCCCGGGCCAGATGGGAGGAGAACGAGAGGACGTTCTTCGGGTCTTCGAGGAACCTTTGCACCACGGCGTCAACGTCCGGGTCTGCGGCCTTAACGGTCATTCCCTGCGCGAAGACGTACAGGACCTGCAGCTCGACACCCCTTTTTATGAGCGGCTGCTTGAGCCAGTTGACCCGGGCGAGGTTGTTGATGATATTGAGCGCTGCTTTACTGAGCTCATGCTCGCTGCCTCCCCCGAAGATTACCTGCCAGCCCTGTTCACGGGTCTGGTCTTCGAGGTCCGACATGGCTTCCAGAAGGATCTCCTGGTTGTGTGCCCCGGCAATCACTTCCTGCGTGAGCTGATCGACCTGATCGCGGAGGGGGATCTTCGTCATTGGCGCACCTTCCCGGTAATAAGCCACCGGAGCCGCTGCCAGAATGTTGAGAGGCTTTCCGGTACTGCAAAGAGATCCCGCATCTCTTCGAGCCGTTTCTTCAGTGCCTCCACCTGCGAGGTGTCCACGCTGATGGTGTATTCGAGCACCGACGGTTTCTGCGGGTCGTTGACCCATACGCCTTTTTCAAAATGTCCTGTCATAATCAAACCTCAATCCTTGCCCTGTTGGGCGTTTTACCCGGGAGATTTTGCCCGGAATCAATACGGTGAAATCTCATAGTTTTCCTCATAGGTCATCGAGTCCTCGGTTGTCTTCGGGGCGAGCGTGATGCCGTCAACGAATGCTACGAGATACCGGCAGCAATCGCACCCGTGGTCATCGACCTTGAGCGGGTCCTCCTTGTTGGTGACTCCGTCCCGGGTGGGTTTCCAGATGTAGGAGTCCATCTCCTGATCGGTGCAGATCGGCTTGTGGGCGTCCCGCATCACCTGATCGACTTCGACCAGGGCATCCTGGAAGACGAACAGGCGGGGCCGTCCATCACCGGCTTTCCGGAGGCGGGCCTGGACTGCCTGGATACCCAGAGAGACGGCTTTCATGGCGGGCTCGGTCGGGATCCCGTGGGCTTCGAGCGTGGCCCGGTCCTCCGCGTCATGGTCCGCAACGGTTGCGTAGATGTCCTCGCCCATTGACAGAGCGTTGATCTGCGAGGCGTGATCGTTGCCGAACGGGTCCCCGCCAACGATCCGGCGGCTCATGTAGATCTCGCGGTAGAGGTAGAGGCGGCGGTCCTCGTCCATGGCCCACCACTGGCATACGAACGGGTTGGTGTACCCGAAGTCGACCGCCCGGATCCGGATCCAGTCGGATGGGATCGGGAATGAGGGGATGATGTGGACGCTGCGGTCGAACTCTTCATAGACGGCTCCCTCTGCTGCAGCCCACTGACCGAGCCGGAGCCGGCGGTGCCTGACACCCGTGAGTGCATCGAGCACGGCCATGGACCGCTCGCCCTGTTCGGTGATCTGGTGAGTGACCGGATCGAACAGGGTCGGGTTATCCTCGTGCCTGCTTTCGATGAACTTCAGCCGCCCGGATGCTGCACGGGCACGGATCCAATGCGTAGGGAAAGAGGGGTTGCAGTCCGCGAGGACCTGGGCATAGGGCATGTTACCCGCCCGGCCTGTTGTCCTGGTGGTGATGATTTCCCAGTCGTTGAGGGTGAGCTCCTCTGCCTGGTTGATGTAGACGATATCCCATTCAGAGGAGAGGACCTTGTCGGGCACGTCCATCCCCCCGAGAAACACGCGGCTGCCGTTCGGGTAGATGTAGCCTTCACGGTGGACGCCTCCGAGTTTCTGGACAGGGGTGTCCCGGGTGAGGACCTTGCGTTCGTAAGTCTGCAGGACGGAGGTACTGAGGCTCTTATACGTTTTCCTGATGATGATCGCCTGTGCCCCCGGGTATTTCCACATCAGGGCATCGAACTTCTCCAGGGCCGTGCGGGTCTTGCCGGTCTCTGCGGGACCGCTGATGATGACCTCGGGGTCCTTGCATTTCCAGAGCTGGAGGCCCCCGCCATACGGCTGGAAACCTTGCTGTGCTCCTGCAGGGAGTTCGACGATGGAGAACTGGGGCCGGGGGGCAGCCATGCTCATAGGTCCTCCATGCTGACGGCCCGGATTATTTTGACGACGGTCTCGATCGGCCCGCCGTCTTCACCGGTGACCTCTCGTTTATCTCTCCATTCTTTTGGTCTGCGGTTCTTAAGCCAGAAGATCTGGGCGGTTACGTCCGGAGCGACCTGCTTGACGGTTTTCTCGGTGCGGGTCCCCCCTTCCGGCATATCGGTAGTCTTGACCTCTTCATACTCGTACCCGAAAGCCCGCATGAAGAGGGAACTCTCCACCTTTGCATCAGCGGAATCTTTCCCGCTTTTTATGGCACTCAGGAACTCCTCGTGAATTTTCCCCCATGAGAAGAGCGTGCCGGTTGAGATGCTAAGCCCGGCGGCGATCTCTTTGTTGGTTTTCCCCCTGATTGCGAGTGCCCAGGCCATGAAGGGGTGTTGGTCCGGGTTATACTTTGTCGGGTTCCCGCGCTTTTTAGGGGCCGCTTTGCCTTTCTTTTCGCGTTTTGCCCGGGGTTTTTTGGCCGGATTCTGTTTTTTCACAGCGGTCACGGTACGCACCCTGCATTATACCACTCGCCTTCGAGATGGCAGACCACGTAAGGGGGCTTGTCGTTGGCGGGGATCTGGATACTGACATGCCACCGGCACTTCCTGCAAACGGAGAGAGAGACCGGGGGAAAATACGGGCGGGAACACTTGACGCGGTTCAACGGCCCGCGCTCATCACTGATGGAGAACTGCATCAGCTCCTCCCTACCAGCAGCACCAGCAGCAGGAACGTGCATCCCGCCATCACCAGCTGCACGACCGCTATCTTTTCCAGCAGTGAGAGCCGGTGCCAGGTGCCG